GCGCCCTCCGACGGCGGGAGCCCCTACCCCTGGCGATTGGATGGGACGTGGTGCGTCTGCCGGGACCTTAGGCCCCGCGCCTGCGTCCCTATCCATCCCATGCCGGATGCCGGACTATGAGGGCGACATCTACGGGCCGATGGAGGACGGCAAGACGGCTTTCTCCGAAGCCATGCGCGCCATCGAATCGAGCAGAGCGGTCGTAGAGGACGCCGTCCTCTTCTGCGGTCGCTTCAACGAGGACGGCCGCCTGCTGCGCGAGAGCGAGGCAGGTAAGAAGCCCTACTCCATGTTGCGCGTGCGCAACAACGCCGCCTACGCCGCTGCCCTTAAGGGCGCGAGAGAGGCGTGGACCAATCTGCCGGCCAGGATAGCCGAGGCTGCGAGCAGGAAGGCCAAGGCGCGCAAGGCGGTAGAGGCGCTGCGCAAGAGGGATGCCCGGCTGAAGTTGCGCGAGGACGACTTCATGTCCTCCTCGGACCTGGGCTCGACGATGAGCGCGGACCCGAACCAGTACACGGAGTACACACCCTACTTCAGCGGGCCGTTCTACAAGCAACAGTATTGGGACTACTTCAAAGGCCATGCCCGCGCCTACGAGCTCTACAATCATAGCCCCATCGCCCATCGCGTCGTTGACCTGCTAGTACAGTACGCCATGGGCCGCGGCTTCAAGGTAGATTGCAAGGATAAGGGCGTCGGGATTCTCTGGAAGGCGTTCCAGCAGCGGAATAAGCTCATCTTCAAGATGCGCAAGTTCTGGGCCAAGGAATACCTCATCTACGGCGAGAACTTCATCGACCAACTGCGCTGGGTGAGCGTAGACCCGAGCACCATCTACGATATCGTCTGCGAGGGCTACGGCGAGTACATAGACGACGTGCTGTACTACCAACAGATGTTCCAGACGGCTACGACGATGTATGCGGGGCTCTCGGTGCCAGGAGTACCCGGTTCCAAGGACAGCAAACTGGGCCGCTACATCATCCGCCAGATCCCTTACGACCAGCTCATCCACATCAAGACCGGGGTCGTCAGCGTAGAGAAGCGCGGCCGGTCGGTCCTCTACCCCATCCTCACCTATCTCAAGCGGCTGCGCGATGCCCTGGACGCCCAGGTCCTGGGCGAGCAGCTGCGCGCCGCTTTCGTCTTCGACGACACGGTAGAGGGCTCGGATGCGGACGTGGCCGCGCACGGGGCCAAGTACGCCTACATCCCCGTGGCTCCGTCCATCTTCGTCCACAACACCGCGGTAAAGCGCGCGACCATGGCCCCCATGCAGGGAGTAACGGCCAGCCAGTCGAGCGTCGTGCAAGAACTCATCAGCATCATAGCCACAAGCGCGGGCATACCCAAGGAACACCTGAACGTCCTGCTTGGCGGCTCATCCAACCGAGCTACCGCCGTCGTCGGTTCAGAACCGTTCACAAAAGTCATCGAGGACCTGCAAGAGGACTTCTCGGACCTGATGCACCGCATCATAGAACGGTTCTGTGCCGACAACGGCCTGCCCTACGACCCGGAGCGATGGTCGATCACGTTCCCCTCCGTCGTCAAGGACAGCCTCCTGGACCGCCTGAAGGCGATAGCCTTCTGCCAGGCCAATACCTGGCTCAGCGAGCGGACCTGCGCCATCATGGCAGCGGCAGAGATGGACCGGGACGATTACGACTACGACCAGGAGATGAAGACCTCGGCCCTGGACTCGCGCAAGAAGTTGAGCATGGGCGTAGCACCGCCACCCCCGGCCGTGCCGGATAGCCGATTCGGAGGCGGCGCACAGCCGGGCGCAGATGACGAGGAAGGCGGGGACAACCCCATCCACGGCAACGGCAAGAAGGCGCTGCTGGACTCGCACAAGCACCTATGAGCAGGATACAGGAGGTCAAGCCGGCCGTCCGCGCCCGCTTCATGAAAGGCGAGCGCCTGCGCGCGGGCACCCCGGTCTACATCGGCGTAGGTGATGAGGCCATGGTCTGCCTGACGACCAAGAAGGGCAAGTCCCGCTTCGAGGCCATAGGGAAGTTCGTCCAGGGAGAGGACGGGCACCTGGCGATAGAGTTGAACGAGCGCGCGCAAGATGCGCTCAAGGCGATGGGCTGATGGACACGCAAGGCAAGCGGCTGCTGCGCATGGAGAGGGAGACGCGGCGCGATATGCGCGGTCTTGAGGACTTCTATACCTCCCGCCTGATACTGGCCTGGTCCCGAGCGAGGACGACCATGGAAGGCGTCATCATGCGCGAGTATCGGCGCGACTTCGGGCGGCAGCGGTGGGACATAACCGCGGCCACGTCTAAGGGCACGCTCGAGCGCATCATGACTGGCGTAGATGAATGCCTGTCCTACTTCCTGGGCCAAGCCGCCCATCTCATCGACGCGGGCCGCAAGGTTAACAAGAAACAGGAGATACTGCGCCAGCTCTGGATGCTCGATCAGCTCAGCCCGCCAAGCCGCGCGCCGCTCATCCCCGTAGCCGTCATGCAGGAGGCCGGCCGCAAGCCGCCGCCCGCCTCTTGGCAGGAAGCCCTGACCGCCTGGCTACAGAGCTATCGGGACGGCTTGCAGGCCAACCTCCGCATGGAGGCCCTGCATAGCGGATCGCTGATGGATGCAGCCGACGAGATAGCGGGTACGCGCGTGGACGGCTTCAACCCGGCCTACAAACTGGAGGTCCTGGCCTCGTCCGAGATACTGCGCGCGCAGGCCGCGGGCCGGGCGGATGTCGCCCTCGCCAACGGCTCGCCGCGTAGGCGCAAGCGCGAGGCCGACACCATGGGCGGGATGGTGGCTGAGGAGATATGGCAGACGATGGAGGATGGCCGGGTCTGCCCCGATTGCGATGAGCTGGATGGCGAGTCCATCGCTCATATCGGCGAGGAACCGCCGTTGCATCCCAATTGCCGATGTTTCGCCCGCCTCGTCCCTGCCGAATGGGCCGGGATGCTGCGCTCGGGAGACGCCGATGAGAAAGAAGCCGCGCTCCGGATGGACGATGAAGGACTCGTATCGGACGCCATGGCTATACGTTCGGCGACAGGCGACCTCATCGCCCATGCCGTCGTCTCTTTCTCGGATTGGCTCGGTGAGAGGGCGGCGAACTTGTACGGCATGAACATCGTGGGGAGCGTGCAATGAACCAGGACGTGATGGGCGCGATAGGCGAGAAGTCGGAGGGCCTGCTGGACCAGGCCATGCAGAACGTGGAACTCTGCCAGCGGTTCATGGCCTTCGTATCCCTCTGCGCCCTGGAGGCGCACCGGCGCGGCACCGGCTTCGACGGCATCCGCGTCGGCAACGTGGAGATGACGGAGAACCGTATGCTCGCGCGCGTCAGCTTCACCCGCATCATAATCCCGCGGCCCATGCCCAGCATCCCCGAGGCCGCGACGTTCAAGGAGTTCCTGGTCAAGGAAGCCCACGGCCTCTGGCTCATGGTGCGCAAGAATCCTGACTTCCTGACCTATCTCGGCCAGGTCTGCGCCAAGATGCGCGCCTACTGCGGCCACAAGGGCAAGGCGTTCGGAGATATCAAGTTCGCCGACGGCTTCATGGACAAAGAGGACAACATCGTCCTCACCATCGAGGAGGGCCAACCGTGAGAAGCGCATTGCGGAGACTCCGAGAGGCCATCGCCAAGAATGAAAAGGCCAAGAAGGCGGGTTCCCCCGCGGCCATCGCGCGCGAGTCCCTACTCATGGCTCCAGGGCCGGTTCGCATCTCCGAGTCCATCCGCGTCCTCGAAGCCGTCAAGGGCGACGACCCGCGGGAGCGGATCTTCAAGGTCGCCCTGATATCCGAGGGTCTGGGCAACAAGCGGAACATGAACTACTACGGCCCCGAGGCCATGGCCTCGGGAGTCAAGGTCTACGAGGGTAAATGGTGCTTCCTCGACCACGCGAGCATGGCCGAGGAGCGCGACCTGCCTGAGCGCAGCGTGCTCAAGAAGTCGGGCTTCTACCAAGGGCTGGCGGTTGCCCCCGTGGACGGAGTCCCGAGCATCGTAGGGAACCTCCATTGCGATTTCTCCGAGTCCGGCAAGATGCTCGCCGATAAGCTGGACACGGCGCTGCACTACAAGAAGCTGTTCCCGTCCAACGGCCTGGAGTATTGCGGCCTCTCCGTCAACGGCGACGGCGACAGCGAAAAGCGCGAGATGGTCATAGACGGAGAGACGGTCGAGGTCAACTATGTCACGCAGTTCACGGAGGGAGAGAGCACCGATTTGGTGACAACGCCCGCGAGGGGCGGCCGTGGCCTGTCCGTCATCAAAGAAGACGTAGAAGGGGCGGTCGCCCCAATCCAACAGGAGGTACGCATGAAGGAACTGCTCAAGAAGCTGCGGGCGGTCTCCGCACAGTTTGCCGAGGCGGCCAAGAAGCTGACCGGCGACGATGCGAAGCTGTCCGAGGCCATCAAGAAGGTCCTTGCGGATTGCATCCGCGAGGCAGAGGGAGAGGCGGAAAGCGAGGCTGAGGCTTTCGGCAAGATGCTCGACAAGCGCGAGGGCGAGGCGGACGACGCCTACAAGGCCCGGCTGGGCGGCATGGCCAAGACGCTGGCCGACAAGATGAGCGACGGGAACCCCTGCCCCGAGGAAGAGGGCGAGGCTGAGGCCGAGGGAGAGGCTGAGACGCGCGTGGAAAGCGCGCGCAGGCCGCTGTCCAAGACCGACCTGGAGCGCAACGTCCTGGCGGTCAAGGCCGTCATGGCCGAGGCGAAGCTGCCGGCGACGGCGTACGAGGCGGCCGAGATCGAGCGCATGGCCCGCCTGCCGTTCAATGAGGCCAAGGCCATCATCCGCAAGGACGCGCGCCTGGTCGAGTCCGTCTGCCGCGGCCTCGACATCCCCGTCGCCTCGCTGCGCCGGGGAAGCCTGGACGAGCCCGCGAAGGGCCGGACCGAGGCGCTGAAGGAATCCTTCGCCAAGAGGAGGGACTAGACCATGGCGAACTCAGCATCCACGCCGAGAGACAACGTCAAGTACGATGTGCGCTTCGACATGTCGAAGCTGAAGCACCCCCATGGCGGGTCGAGCGTAAGCTACGACTACCAGCAGGGGGACCTGATGTACTGGGACTCCAGCGCGAAGTACGTCAAGCCGCTGGACAGCGATGCGAACGCGGCCTATCTGGTCGGCGTGGCTCTTCGCTCCGCTTATCTCGCTCCGTACTCCAGCATGGTACAGAGCGGCGGCCCGGCGATGGTGAAGAACTTCTACGACGCCTGCCTCGTCGGATTCGGAGCGGTGTTCACGTTCTTCTCCACCGCTGGAGAGACGTACACGCATGGGGATTCGGTGTACTGGGGGTTGATCGCGACGTACCACCAGTTCATCAACAAGACCACGGGAAGCCACGCCATCGGGACCGTCTATGCGCCCGAGGGCGCGATCACTGGCGGGGCGACCGTCCTCGTTCCCGTCCTGGTCTTCCCGCAGATCCCGGTGCAGAGCCTCTAGGGGCAAGGAGACCATAGAGAGATGAAGACCAAGCTCAGAGAGGCATTCGAGAAGCAGTTCACCAAGACGCAGGACCGCGTACTGGAATCCCTGCGCCATCAGATCAACGAGTCCTACGGCATCGACATCGCCGACCCGGACATCCGGGAGGCGCTGGACTTCTTAGCGCCGGGATTCTCCATCAAGTCCTTCCGCGAGTCCGTCTACGACATGGCGGGCCGGGTCCGGGAGGCCAACGCCGAGGGGATGCTCCAGTCGCTGCTCAGGACCGGCGTCCAGCTCAGCATCAACAAGGAGTACCAGGCCGTCGAGACGAACTTCCCCGAGATCGTCCACTCCATCCCGTCGGCGCACGCCATCGAGCTCTACGCTCCGATGTTCCGCGCCGGGTACATGGGGTCGGTCGAGGAAGGGGAGGAGCCGCCGCACCTGCCCATGCAGGCCGGGGACTTCCAGATCCGGAACCGCAAGAAGGGGGCCATCGTCACCATCTCGGAAGAGATGTGGGACGACGACCAGACATCCCAGGTGCAGGAGCAGGCCCAGCAGGTCGGCGAGAACGGGGCCATCCTGAAGGACTCCATCGTCTTCGTCCGTTGGCTCGGCAAGGCGGGCACAGACGCGGCCAATGAGGCCGTAGCCGCTTCCCGCACGGGCGGGCAGGCGGGGGAGAGCACCTGGCCCTTCAACGTCGCCTTCACCATGGGCGGCGGGAAGAACCGGCTGACCTCGTACGTCGCCTTCAGCTACCAGGCGCTGCTCAACGCCAAGCAGCTGGCGAAGAAGATGCTGGACCCGAAGGGCAACAAGATGCTCGTGCTACCCGATGTGTTCGTCTGCGGCACCGGCGTGTCGGACGCGGCGCACACCGTGCTCGACCCCGATTCCGGGTTCTTCCCGGCGTCGGCCAGCATCAAGGCCATCGCCGCGGGCGTCACGGCCTCGGACACCGGCATCGGCATCAGCCACGCGAAGAACATCCTCAAGGGGAAGTACCGCATCGTGGAGAGCATCTGGCTCCCCGAC